GTTTGATTTCTATATTCTATACACTCCTTTCTTCTGGGGTTAGTTCCCTACCACCTGGCCTCGCGGCTCTTGGTCCACTTCTATTTGATGTAGTGTTACAAGGACAGCGGAGGTTCTACAGTTGGTTGTCTTATTCCTATTGGTTAGATCAAGGCCGGGGCTCGCATGAAATTTCAAACCTAAGTCCTAAGGATCCATACGGCGCATACAAGCATATGGCCTGTCATATCGTTTCACTGATCAGTGAAAAGGTAAGCATACCTGACCTCTTACCCGGGGTGCAGGTAGATACAGGCAAATACCTTGAAATGATGGCACGTACTGTCACCAGGTTCTTAGGCTTATTTTCTAGGCAAGTCGGGGGGCTATCTGCTATACCATCAGCAGAACGATCTTTATCATCCAATCCATGGGAAACAGAAGCACAAAACTGCATTGAATCTCTTATGGAACATCCTGTCCGTTCCGGTCACGCCATCATCCTGGATGCACCAACAGGTTCCGGTAAAACCTTCTTTTTCCCACAGGCGATTGTCAATCGCGATCAATTTACGTTCCCACACTACACGTTATCTATCTACACTCACATTGTCATCGTGCCGACTAATATCCTAGCTCAGGAAACCAGCTGGCCCAATGATCAGGGTCACTTTTCCTGGAGATGGTGTCGCAATGCGAAGCGGGCTAGGGCTGATGTGGCTTGTCGTAATGATGGGAGCTTCATTATGGGCGACAATTCTTTGAGACAAATATTGATCATGACGGCAGGGCATGCACGCGCCATTCTAGATCAAATCAAGGAATGTAATCCTGAGCATACCATTATCCAAATCGATGAGTACCACTTCCAATCACCTGACCAGCTTTTCCTTGTACACGCATTCTTAGAAGCGGGTTTCAAGTTAGTCCTAAGCACAGCCACACCGACTTTGCGAGTTGATGCTACCCATTACGGGACATACCGTGCTAATCTGAGTAGACGCTTCAACATAACAACACTGCCGTTAAGAACCGATCCTTGTCTTGCATTTGATAGCCTTTTACGTTCCGATAACGCACGCGCTGCGGGTTATAATGATCGGGTGCTGATAATACACCCGAGCATAAAGGAATGTAGTAGGATATTCGACGCAATTCAAGATCGCAGTGTTATGTTTTCAGAAGTTGAGGGACGTCCATTTAGTATAGCCAAACTGTCCAGCGTGGACCGACGAGTACCGAGGACCGGCCACATCGTAGCGACACAAATGGTGGATGCAGGTGTAACAATTAAGGGCGTATCATGCGTTATTGACTGTGGGGTTTCGATGGTTTCGCATATGCACACACTCCAATCCGTTCTTTCCAGCCAGACCGTACACATCCAACGAAAGGGTCGCACAGGCAGAGACAGACATGGGTTGTACATACCCTTGCTTGACGCTGACCCTAACTCGGATCCATTGGAGCTTCCTACGAACTGGGATTTGTTACATAACTTCGAGACGTATCAAGCGATTTATCGCCATCGCACCAATCTGCGCAGCGAAATCATCAAACCCGCAACCACAGACCAACCGAGGTTGCGCGTTAATGATTTTGCTCGCTTGGGTGCTGATATACCGATTGAAGCCATTACAGATTCCACGAGCCGCACTCATTTTATACATGATCTAAACATTTACCTGCAAGTGTTGTTATTATATAGCAACACCTTGAAGGAGGACGATATGTATAATAGTGCGGCACGTAGTTACAATAGCATCAATGGCAATCCGACACAGGATGTTGAACACCTGCACACTAGAGGTGTTCGTACGAGTGCGCCAGTACGGCTGTTGGAAGAATATGTCAAGAATGACGGAGTTTTGTGGCATACAATACTGGGGCCTAGACCTGGCATTCCACGATGGACTCGGCGTGGCCTAGCACTAGCGCCATTCCAAGAGACCATGCTACCAGGTGTTTTGCCAAGGAACTTCACTTATCCCCAAGAATTTTATACGACCGAGGTCGACGACGCCTTAGCACCGCACGTACCTGCGGAGGTTGTAGTTGATGAGGATGAAGGTGACAACGCATCCGAACATACTGACACGTCGATTCGACGTAGCGAGCCAGAGAAATCTCTACTCGCCGAAAATCAGGTTTCTAACCTCGATAGCAAACTATCTGGTGTATCCGTTGAGCCACCTGCAAAGGTGTCAACAAGCGCAATTCACACAGACAAGAAACTATCTACAGGGCCCAGTAGCACACTAGTTACGGATGACTGGAGCGGCTTGAGCGCACACACATACCTAACAAAGAAACTACCTCTGATACCTGATGAAGATCCAGATGTTGAGATGACCGATTCCTCGATCGACAGCAAGCCTCCGCACGTGGCCCGTGCTTATGGCAATACCTATGATTCTAAGATTCTCCCAGAAATCCCTATGTTCACACATTCTCAAGACTTCGATGAAGGGAGCGACAATACCACGTCTATTAGACGTAAGGAGAGGCAAGATTCAGTCTCTCCTGAAACCAATGATCCTAACCGGCTAGCAAACTACCCATTACATGACTGGAGCGGCTTGAGCGCACACACATATTTGGGCGAGACACTAGTGTCAGGGCAATTCGAACAACCTATCGTTGGGGGACACCTCAATGATGTGGGATCGACTTTGGGTCAGAGGGAAGACGTATTTCCTGAAATTGAAGACTTTCCTTCGCCAACTTAAGGAGCCGGCGTTTCGTAGCGAGACAAACTCTCCGTTGGCACAATGCAACGTTTGAAGTGGCAGAAATCTGCGCTTCATAAATCTAATGACTCTAACCAAGCCAACAAACTACTCCTGACATGACTGGAACGGCTTGAGCGTACACACATATTGGAGCAAGAAATTGGCCTCTGGGAAATATAGCAAACTACTCCTGACATGACTGGAGCGGCTTGAGCGCACACACATATTGGAGCAAGAAACTATCTCTGAGTATTAGAAAATTGAGTCCTCAGCTACACGACGGTGTAGAAGAGCAAGAGGGTAGGCAAACCGGGTTGCAATTCCTAGTTAAGTTTGTATAGTTTTCC